GGATCCCCCTTGTTCCAAAAACACCTATAGGCAAATTTCCCTTGCTAGCGTCAAACTGCACATCAAAAAAAACGGAATTAAGCATTCTTCCGCTTAGTTTTCTTCCGTTTCTTCCCACAAACTGCCGCGTAATGTTTCTTTTCGCTTCTGCCTCGGCATGGGATAGCATCGAAAGCAAAGCCCGCGTATACGCTTTAAAAGTAGCGTTTTGGGTTTTTTTTACGTAATCGACTAACTGCTCTATGGAACGGGCCATTAAAAATTCCTCGTAGCCATCGGACTAGCTGGAAATTCAAAACTCTGTTTATAAGTTTGCAGCTTAGCTATGACCTCTAAAGGTAATCCGACTTTTGTATCCCAGCCTGTTCCGCCGCCACTATTGCCACCGCTTTCGCTCTCATCTTTTTTAGAACGAGAACTTGTTCCTTGCCCCACCTGTTTCTTCTGCTTGCGAATAAACTCCGCATCTACGGCCATAAGCATAGCGTGTTTAATTTCGGGCGGAAGCCCGTCATATCCATAAGTGTAATCAATACGCACATAAAAACGCCCGCGCGGCTGGTTAATTGCTCTAAGTGTAATGCCGTCCGTGTCCACTCGATAAAATTCCGGGTCTAATAAATTACCACCAGAACCGTCCGATTCTACCGAAGTATAAATAGCTTGTACGGAAACAATTGGGGAATTTCGCGGAACAATTGTATCTGATCCATTACTATCAAGGATTTCATTTGTCACGGGAGTTAACGCGAAAGCGGTTTCAACATAAGCTAAAACCGCCGATTCAACGCTATCGCGAAATAGTGTTAATAAACTATCGTATTCGGTGTTCGCTACTGGAATCCCTAGATATGGCTTAATGTCATTGTTCAAATCTAAAAACGGCATTGCCTAATCGCCCTAAATTGATCTAAATTATTGTCTTTTATTGCTCTAATCAAACCCCGTAAAAAGCGCTTAGTTGAAAACTGGCGTTTTTTTTTGTCCACGGTAAAAACCCTAAAAAAAAGACCCCAATCCCGCATTGGAAATGGAGCCATCGGAGTTTGATCAACCTAATATAGCACGATTAAGACGTTTTAACGTTGATAGCCATAACAACACTACGCTCCGCTGCGCTTTGCGGTACGCCGTCGAAAGCATGCCTCGCTTTTCCGGTCATTAACATATTGTCGGAAGATGGTAGGCTAGGCGCTGCCCAAACTCTCGCTGCTTGTCTAATAAAGTTCATGAATCTTGATTTTTGAACTAGCAAGGCATAAGTTGTTGTACCCACGGTCGGATTATCAGCTTTGCCGTCTGTCTCTAAATCTTCACGCACTAATTGGCTTTCTACAACATCGACACCAAACACCGGGGGAAGATCGCCAGTCACGTTTGACGCAACGCTGCCAAAAGCAAACGCGGTAAATAATTCTGGGATTGCGCCGGTTACAAGATCGTGGCCCACGGTATTTCCGACGATATAAACTAAATCACGTTTTTCAACGCCCTGCTTTTTCATTCTCTTCAAAAGTCCTGAGAACATCGCTTTTGAAGGCGTGTCGTTATGGTCAAAAACGATTGCCGAACCGCCTACGGCTGTTTCGTTGTCGAAAGCTCGTTTTCTTAAACCATTAAATCCTTTTGTAAAAAGCTTAGCCGATCCCGCTTGTGTATCATCATCAATATGACTTCCTGAGCTATCGCCATCAAGCATCGCTCTTTCGTAAGCTCTTACGATCCCCATAACAACTTCTTTACGCTGCTTTTCGATAAGCGGCGGAGCTGAATCGTCTAATAAATCTTGAGTGATTTTTGTATGAACGACGTTGTTTTTTGCTTCAACAACAAAACTTGCTTCCGTATTTGACTGCTCGCTAAAAATAGCACTGTCGCTTTCTAACTGGCCTTCTAAAAGTCCTAAAGCTCCTGGAACCCGAACTAGCGGACTAGTCATAGGCATATTGTCGAATTTGTCAGCCAGCAAATATGGAATTTCGTACTCTTCAAAGAAAAATCTAGCTTGCACTTGGTCGATCCATTCCCCAAATGAGCTTACGTCAAAAGCTTTTGACATACTTTCAAAAGTTTGCCATGCAGGAACGCTTTTCATCAAAGCTAAACTCGGATAGGGAGTATAAGCACCATCGGCAGCACTTTTTACTTGAGCCTGGATTTGCACGTTCGAAAGCGCCTTTTTCCAAGCCAACATTCTTAGCCTAGGAACATCTTCCAAAACATCAGTTAAAAAGCCTTCTGCTGATTTTTTCTGAGAGAAAGCCATGGAGCTACGCGAACCGTAGTTAAACGGTACACTGTGGCTTTGATAATCGTTGTCGGCAATCTTTCTTCCAAAAACCTGAGTTAAATCAAATTTTTCTCCGGTCCCCGCATTTTTTTTAACTGCTAGCATTTTAATCATTTCAAAATCTTTGGCCCATATAGCCTTACCCGTTTGCGCGGGCGCAGATTTAGAAGCTAGCATTGTTAAAAGTTTGCTTGTTGCATCGTCTTGAACATGATCGGTCATTTGTAAACCCTCGATAATGATTAATCAAATAAACAAAAAAAAATTAACGGGGCTTACCCGTTACTTGCCTCAAATAATTTTAAAAGACTTTGGCTTATTACGTCCATTTTTTCGCTAAGTTTGTCTATTGTTTGCGCTTGTGATTTAACAATTTTTGCAAGTTTAGACACGTCTTTTTTCATTTCTTCGTCTTCTTCTTCTTCCTCTTTTGGCTTTTTCTCTTCTTTTTCTTCCTCTTCATCTTTTGGCATTTTATCTTTTTCTTCTTCTTCTTCCTCTTCTTTTGGTTTTTTAGGTGGTTCAATAGCCTCTAATTTGCTTAGTATGGTGCTTTGATTGTCGCCTAATGACCCGATTGAATCGCTTAAAGCCCCTAGTTGCGTGCTAATTCCTTTCATGCTCTCTAAGAGTTCTTCAAGCTTTTGTTCCATTTCTTCATCCTCGTTTATATCTGTTTTTAGTTTACCAACTTTAGCTTTTACACCGTCTTGCACTTGCAAAGTTTTCAAGGATGATTCTTCAAAATCTTCCTTTTGACGTTGCATAATCATATATGAATTATCATTTTCTTCACATTCTTTTACACTGTAATCGTGTTCTTCGGCCCATGTTAACGCATCCTCTTTGTTAAAATATTCTTTGTCAAAAATTAGCGTTTGAACCATGTTGCCATTGTCGTCCTCTGCCTTCTTGCTGTTTATTTTCAATTTGTTTTTTTGATTTGTCAAATTGCTATTATTATTAGTTTGTTTTTCGTTAAACGTATTACAGTTTTTCAAATCGAAAACAGCGCCAGGATTCGCTGGAACCGCAACAATGGAAAGCTCTAAAAGCTCCCACTCCATTATTATTGCTGGGTCTATCATTTTGTAATCATCGTCGAACGTTGGCGCCTGTATTTTGATAGGTATAAAGCCCACCGAAACTGTCTGCACAAGCCTCTGTGCCACAAGGCTACGAGCATCTTTTTGTTGTTGCGTTAAGACGGCCTTTTGTGGATCGCCGATATATGCCTCAAAATGAACGCCATTATCTTGCGTTTTTAGATCATATACGCGGCCAATAACCGCACTAGTCATGTAAAGGTGATCCATTAACAGAACGCGATTTTTTAAATAGTTACGCACGTCAACGCCCGACGGTTCTAGTACCTCATCCATTCTGTCTGTTATTTTTTCGTTAGCGATTCCCGCAATAAACAGTTTTTGATCTTCTTCAAGTAAACCTTTTTTATTTTCTCCAAAAACTTTTTGTATGGGCGTGTTAAAAATTCTAAAATCATCAGGTTTATTTTTGATCTGCATACCGCTTGCGCGAAGATGATTAACAAACCTTTTTGTATTGATCCCCTGTTCGTATAAGTATTTTCTGTACCTGTCAACGTCCTTACTTTTTCCAACGATCTTAACAGCCATGGCGTGGTCCTTATTGGTTATTTATGATTTGTGAAGCGTTTGAATCTGCGTTTTTTGGGATAATATTAGTAATACTACACCTGCAATTTATGACCGAGCTAGGCGCTGCGTTTGGATCTCTTGGATATCTTAAAGTAGACCCATTAGAATCAATCCAAACATAATCCCCTGGCACAACACCTTTAACACCTTCGGTTTCAAACGCTGCGTGCCGTTCCCTAGCATCGGGATTACTGCCAACATCTCCAACGTGAAACCACTGCTTTTTGACATCAGTAAAAACAACTTCAAGGGTTTCCTTTTGCCAATTTTGACCATCAGAAACAGCGAAAAGCGTTTCGGTTCTTGCGATCGTAAAAGCCTGATCTCCGTAGCGTTCGCCGTAAGATTTTTCCAAATCTTTAGCGATTTGCTCCGTTGTATCGCCTCGCTCTAAACCATCTGCGATGATATTCATCACATTGTTGTTTTCTGTTTCCTCGATCCCTAAAAAATGTTCGATGCTACGAAGCTCTAAAAGCCTGTTTTTTTCTGCTCTAGTAGAATCTTGAATAATCTCTATAGCCAACTCATCCTGCGGGCTAAAATCAAACTGCTTGCGGCTGACTTGTAAACTTTTGGTTTGACGTTGTGCGCTATTAAATGCGCGTTCCTGGGTTTGAACGAGAACAGGAACCGCGTCGGCTCTATATTGGGCAATTCTTAACGATTGGGTTTCCTCAAGCGAGGAACGAACATCAATCTGGTTGCGAAGAGCCTTTTTTGATTGCTCCAATTTAATCATTAAATGACGTTGGTATGCGCTCATATATTTTTTTGATTGTGACGTTTCGATATCTTCCTGCGAAGCAATAACAGCCGATTTAGTCTTTTGAAAATTTTTCTCGTCTTCGTCTTCTTCTCTCTCATCAATTGGCGGGTGAGAGTGGCCATCCATTCCGCTTATCTGAACATCGCCAGATAAAATTTCATGCTCATGATCGGGGCCGTCACTTGTAGACGTTGTGCGCCCGTTGCCATTTGCGTCGACTTCTGCCATATGCGTATGAGCCTCTTCGCCGTCACCTGGGCCGATTTCTACGATAGAAAGATCGCCGACAGGTTGATCTTTCGGTCCTAAATCCTCTTCAGCTACGTTCAAACCGCGGGCAAATCCCAAGCTTGTGAGTTCGACTTGTAACATGTTTCCGCGCGGATCTGTCGATTTAAGCGGTGCTAGGCCCGCAACTTCTCTCTGCTCATTTAATGTTGCTATATTATCGAGCGCTCTAGCTCGTTCGGCGCGTGTTAAAATTCCGCCTTCAATTTCTTCGATTCCGTCAAAATTCGGCCTTACTTCGACCTCACCCTTGAACTTAGTTTTTACTAGTGAACTGTTATTCCATCCGGCGGCTTTTAATTTCGCCAGGGGAATAATTGTATTTTCATAAAAAGTTTTGTTTTGCTGTTCGGCGGTACTCCGGTTTACGTCCTGAACAATGCCCACTTTTTGCGGCGGAACCCCGATAACTGCTAGCAAAGTCAATCTATTTTCACGTAGGCCCTCCAAGTGTTGCATTTCTGCCATTGTTAGCCCTGAATTTACCCATTTTGCGTTTTTCGGAAGCCATAATTGTCTAAACCAGTTACGTCGACCCGTAAACGCCGATTCAAACGTTGTCATAAGTCGACGCATACGTTCTTTAGTGACATCCTCCGAGCATTCGATAACGCCGCTATGAGTCGCGCCCCGCAAATAAAAAGCCATCTCAAATTCGTTTTTATGTCGATCTAAAAGTATTGGACGTGAAGCCGCAGCTATCATCGAAAGCCCTATAAACGGCGTAAATGGGTTGGGCAATTTGTGGTGTATAACGTCTGACCATGGAATAAATTGATTTTCCAAAACGCTAGCGTTTTGCATCGCACGGACTTCGATACCCAAAATGGCGCCAAATTTTTTATATTCTTCCTCCGTCGTGGCTGTTCTGAGCGTCACATATTCTACCGGCACCTGAAAAATTTGATTGTCGATGATGACCCGAAAAAAGTTTCCAGATAGCACTAAATCTAAATCCCCTGACCACTCTAGCGTCAGCGAGTCTTGCAGGCTATTTGTTGTTCCCATTACTTGATTCAAGGGGTGATTGTTATCAACTTCGCCAGTTGACTTGTTAACGACTTCAAACGGTATCGTTGCCAACGTTTTCGCAATAATATTTGCGCAGGCATTAACCCACGGCTCTCGTCTATAAACGCTTTTCATTCTTCCGGCAGTCGATACTAAGTCAAATTCTGGCTGAAAATAGCCGCCCTGGTCATCGTAAAAATTGTCTAAATGCTGGGGATCGAGATGCTTTTTTAGGGAATTTTCTACCGCTTTATTCATTTGATTCATCTGAACTAGTCCTAGTTCATCCAATGCGTCGGCGGTTGCAACGTCGTTATATCTAGTCTCGGCGGTTTTTGGTGCGGTAAATGGCCACATTATCCGTATGTCCCCTCTAATTCAAATTCTTCCTCTGACTCGTCGTCTTCGAAAAAATCATCAAATTCGTAAATCTTGTTGTCTACTATATCACCGTAAGGATCATCTTCGATGGATTTCAGCATTTCATTTGCTTCCATACTCATCGAGCTTTGATAAGCCGCGGGAACCGATAGCATGGCAGCGCATACTGTATCGTCATGTTCCCCATGCGATGCATTGTAAGAATGCAAGCCCGATTTAGTTACCTTGACCTCGTATGTCGCCAGTTCATGCTCAAATGTTTTTATTCTCGGCGCTTTTAACCATTTTTGCTCAATCGCTAAAGTGAGACGAGTTACCATATCGGCTTTAGAGGCATTTGTAAAAGTAACGGGGGTAATCGAGGCGTCTATATTCAAATCGTAGATTAAATCTCCTACGGCCTCACCGATCCCCGTGCAATCAAAACGTATAAAATTATCTTCAGTATGACTAAAGAATTTTTTCATATAGTTTTCAATTCGTTTCGCTTGTTGTGGATAGGGAACGCTTTTAAATCTTGCATATCCAACAACTCTTCCCAACTGATTAGTGGAAAAAATCACGGTATAATCTCTCTTTTTTGCTAAATCTATACCATGATGAACCTCTTTTCCTCTTTGTTCGGCCTCTGGATGCACCCAAAATCTAATATTTTGATCTGGAAGAACAATTGTTTCGTCCCAAATGTCCTCTAAAGATCCCCATATTGTTGAGCTTGACGTAAACTTGGCGAGATAATATTGATCAAAAAGCATTGGTGGCAATAATCTTTTTGCTCTCGCAATAGCCTCCGGATCGTTGTACGGATTGTCTATTGTTCTTAATGTGAGATGGTCGAAGAATGGATCACCATTTACAGCCTTATTATATACATCGTAGTACCAGTTAAATCCCCTTGGTGTTCCTGTAATAATTCCAATTCCGCCAGTTTGCGTAATCGTTGTGAAAAGCGAAAACCAAACCTGCTTATCAATTTTTCCTGATTCATCTATGACAAATAAATCAACGCCCTCACCCTCTATCGTTACCTCGGCGTCGCGTCCGTGCAAAAACTTAATAGTAGAGCCATTAGATAAATTAATTTCTAATTTACCATCAACACAACGGGCAACTCCCGGAATATCTAGCATCGATTTTAAATATCGATAACCGATTTTAGCTTTTGAATAAGTAGGCGCAACCCATACCGCAAACTGATTCGGGTTTAAAAGCACCTCTTTTGCAATCCACAGCGAACAACCAAAAGATTTTCCCACCTTCGTTCCGGCTGGGGCAACGAGGCACTGGGAAACTCCTGTTTTTTCATTCCAATGTACGAATTTATCTTGGCCACCGGAATGAGGGGCCGGTAAAACAATCCTGGCGTTAAAACCCATTTTATTTCTTCATTTTTTTTAATCGTTTCTTCAGCTCGTCTAAACTTGAACCTTGTGCAATATACTTGTCTTGTTTATCGTTTTTTTCGTAACAATGATACAAATATGGACCCATGTTTTGAATTGATTTTGGCACTAACTCACTTGTACGAAATCTTTTCGTACGTTTAATTTTGTATTTCTCAGATTCCCAACAAATGCCTTTAACCGTTTCTTCCCATTCCATCATTACCTCACTTTAGGCGGCAAGATTAATTTATTAATACGTTGTTGATTTTATTGAAATGGTATCACAAAGTAAAGAATCTTAAATAGAATATTATTTTAAAGGTAGAGTATCCTTAAAATTTACGTGATGATATCCAATAAAATTTAAATTTTTATTTATCGTATATTCTTTCCCACGTATCTTTTAACGCCTGTTTCATCACAAAATTTCTATTATTTAATTCGTAAGATTTTCTTTTAGATTTGATTCCTAGAATTATCTTTCTAGTTTGTTCTACATTTTCACCGATTTTATCGGCAACTATTTCCATGATAGAATTATTAACCTTTATTAATTTATCATTAGAAAAATTATTTATAATGCTTAGAACCTTTTTCTCTTTGTCAGTTAAATAAATTTTATCAGTAAAAATTTTTGAAATATAAATATCGTTTGCAATCATATTTTTCCAAATCAATTATTTTTGTCTTCAAAATCCATAATTAAACGCATGCTAACTGTAGCAACGTCGTATAATTCATATATTATTTCTTTTTTATTTTTTTTGTCCATAGCCTTTCTAACTTCAATAATTTCATCCGTCAACGCTTCAAAACTGGGCCCCTCTGGATGATTTTTTGTTGCGTGTAACATTCTTTCCTGCAAAATTTTTAAATGAGTCATCCCAAGCTTGTACTTCACTATTTTACCTCGCGCAATTCTTTTAAATGTTTAAAAGAAAAAAGTAAATTATCCAATATTTTATTATATTTTTCTATTTTTTGCTCGTCGTCGTTTTTTAATTTTTCTGCGTGAATCATTTCTACCAAAAAAGAGATTACTGCGCTTAAATCAGCTCCATTTCTTTTTTCATTTTTCAGTGAGAAGGCAATAGAATTAACGTCTTTTCTCACATAGATAAAATTTTTATCTCTTATTTCTTTTTCAAACCATTTATAATCCATACCCCCATAACTATTAAATCTATCGGGATATTTTTCTTTTAATTCGTCCATAACGATAACATCATATCCGGATAGCTTACTTATGCCGTCTATTAGTTCTAACATTATTTACCCTATAATTTATTTTGTTTAAATTGGCGTGTTATCTAAAGTTATTAACATTATATTTAATATAAAAATTAATAGGGTATATCAATAACGTTTTGATCCGAAAAACGTCCTATGTTGTATTCCCTAAAAAGATCGTTTCCGTAATCCCCAGCAGACGACCAAAGCTTGAAAACATAGCAAAAATTGGGATACACAATATTTAACCTCTTTAAATTGCGCTTATCTGCCGTTTTTATCGCTCCAATTAAATTAAAATAATATACCTCGCATTTTTCTATCTCGTATTCGTACTGATAAAATAAATTAATAATATCTTTGATAGTTAATTTTTCAGGATTAGTTATCATCGTATTTTTCCGATTTTTTTATATGCCTGTTTTAATTTTTTGCCCCATTTTGTTTTAACACAATAGTTTGTTTTTATATTACTTTTTTTATTTTTTATTATTCATCAAAAGCATCCGCCGTACTTTCATCGATTTCTAAATCGCTGAGATAATATGAAAATTGGCCATGGGTTTGCGTGATTATATCCGGCAAATGTATCATTCCACCACCTAAACCGTAGCAATAGATAAATAACTCTCCCGTTTTTTTTTGAAATAAATTGATTACTAAACCGCTGTTATATCTTTTTGAGGAAACCTTTTTAGCCGTAGAAGTATCATATTTTTTATTATTTATGATTCTTATAACTCTATCATTTTCATTTTTTGTCTCATTGCTTAA